TAGAATGTTAGATATTTATACTGCACAATATAGACAAGTGAGTGACCAAATTAATCAGTTATATCGCTATTTGGATGATATAAGAAGTAATATAAATATGGTTTTATTTTTAAACAATTCAAATACTAATAGTAATTCTAATAGAAATAGAAATAGACGAACTACTAGAGAAAATGAACAACCTATTTTTTATGATTATAACAACCCCATCAATCCTGGAATATATATAAATAACTTGGATAGTTATCGTAACAGACATCGTAATGCAAATACAAATCAAAATACAAATCAAAATAGAAATATTTACGGCACATCCGATATAACAGCTGATGTATCTGGATTGCTCTCTAGCTTTTTAAATTCGAATGTAATTGTTAGACCAACAAACCAGCAAATTGAAAATGCATCTACACTTGTTAGTTATAACCAAATTCAAAACCCAAATTCAGAGACTTGTCCTATTTCTTTAGAAAGATTTAATCCTACAGATCAGGTTCGACAAATAAACTATTGTGGACATATATTTTTGCCTAGTGAATTTAATGAATGGTTTCAGAGCAATGTTCGGTGCCCAGTTTGCAGGTATGATATACGCAATAATCGAGGGTCTAGTATTCCAACTTCACCTGTTTCAGGACCAACTGGGGTAACAAGAGATACAGGAGTAAGTGAAATAGGACCTTCTGGACCTTGTGGTTATGCAAGCGAAGCGGCAAGAAGTCAAGCGACTCAAGGAGTAACAGCAGGAGTGGCTCAAGGTGCATTAGGCGCATTAGGAGCAGCAGGAACAATCAATAATGAAAATATCGCCAATGTTAATGTTGTAAGAAACCCACAAACTAACATAGTTGACCAAGTATCCTTTGATATTTCTGGCAATACAATAACCAATGATATTGTTAATACACTAACAAATCGCTTATTTGAAACTTTATTTAATCCATCTGGAGCTGTCAACAATGCAAATGACCATTTTGTTTACGACCCATCTAACAATATTTTAATGTATGAGACGATTTTTCCACCAAGTAATAGCAGCACACAAAGATAAAATAATTATAAAACAATATAAAGAAATGTGATGATAATAGTATATAAAATGAGTACGAACTACGAGCAAAGAAATGGATTTAAATGGACTGTTAATGAATGTTTGAGATTGCAGAGAGAATTTGAACTCCTCAATTTGCCTGTTCAGGAAATCGCTTTGTTACACAAGCGCAGCCCTTATGCAATTATGTATAAATTAGATTCAGAGGGAATTGCAGATTTTAACGAGCTTTATCAACAAACTTATCCTAACGAGGAATGTGATGCAGAAGAGGCAGATGAGGAATCAGAAGAGGCAGATGAGGAATCAGAAGAGGCAGATGAGGAATCAGAAGAGGCAGATGAGGAATCAGAGGGAGAGGAAGCTGATGCTAGTGAATCAGAAGGAGAGGATTATGACAGATATAATTTGAAACAGCAAGTAATAATACTCACCAAGCAATTGTCAAATTTGACTGCTGTTGTTTACAAATATGTTACTGGGCCAAATAATGTCAAACACCGTTCAGCATTTTAAACCTTTTTATTTGAAAAAAATAATTTAATACATTCTTATTTTAAAGAATTTAATAAATCTTAATATTTTTGTCATTTATTTTTTTATTTTATTTTTTACCAAAGAAGTTCATAACGCTTTGGTTTCCTTCCTTTGCATTATTTGTTTCTCTCAAATACTTATCAAAGATTAATGTCTTCACTTCCTTGTCTCTGAGTTTTGATAACTTCTCTTCAAACTTCTTATTGTCTTCTATTGTCTTTCTAACTTCTGAAATTTCCCTCTTGAACTTGGAAATCTTAGTGCTCTTATTTTGCATTCGCCATATATCATCCAATACTAATCCAAACAACTGTAGCAACGGCTTCATTATCTGATTCGTTATATAAAACGAATAGTCTATTTGCAATTTGTTGTCTCTGATAAAAGTTGGCGTCTCAATCTTCTCTCCTTGGAGCGCCTTCTTGTTTGGATTGACTACATAAACAAATGGGATTCGGTCACCAGATGTTGGTTTATTACCTGGTTCTCTCTCTGCAATACGATCTGCCAACACTTTGTGAGCAATTTGCTTCGGGTTTTTGTAGAATGAACGTATTGATTTACTAATAATCAGCTTCTCAATTGGTACAGTACCTTCAACCAATTCCTGCAAACAAGTGTCAACATAATCGAGTGCTTTTTTGATATCACGGTCCTTCATTAGAATATCAATTACACCACCATATACGTCCTTTACAATCGGTGCATTGTCACGGCGTTTTAACACGATACCCATTTCCTTTCGCTTTCCCTTATTAGGGTCGTGCTCATACAAGATGCCAACATATCGCTTCTTTGATAAGAGACAGAATGGCAAGAATGTCTTCTCGTATTCGAAATCGTGTGGTTGTTTCAAGAATTTAGACACGTTATTACACGCTTCTTGTGCAATTTCAATGGATAATTCCAAGGCTTTGTGACCAATAATTTTTTCACCAGTTTCATTATCTGACACGTTAAATGTGAAGAATACACTGTCAGTATCTCCGTATACATACTCGGCATTGGTCTTAATTTTTCCATATTTTGTGTCAACTATTGCGTCTCCGTAACATTCTTCTACAACACGCTTCGCATACGTGAGCAATAGGCGTCCAGTTGCAGTCGTTGATGCAGCAATATCCGGCTCATAAAATGTACTCGTTTTGGCGCCTAACTGTCCATATAATGAATTGGCCGTCACTTTATAAGCCAATTGGCGCTTATCGAGCACGTTCTTGATGAAGTCGTCCTTTTCCAAAGGGATTAGCTTACGTGTATCCTTACGTGCCTTCAAGAGTTCTTGCAAAATAGATGGCATAATTGCCTTTTCTTCTTTGCCTTCAGCTGATGATAATGGTTGCGCAAACCGACACAATTTATAACCATTTTTAATCTTTTCAGCACGAGCCTTTGGGTTCTTTCTGTAATATCGGAATGTATCAAATCGAATATCAACATATTCGTAACCAGGCAAATTGTCGTATAGGTATTTGTCAGATTCGTTGGGATTCTTTTGCCCCGTCTCTGTCACCAAGTTGCCTGCTAAGTCATAGATTTTCGTCCATACTTTACTGCTAGGGCACAAATTTTCCGATAACATTGAACTCGGATATAGCGAAGCAAAGTCACCAACAGCAATTGGAGTATCTAGATATAAACCACATTTTGGCTCCAAAACAATGGCACCCTCATAACCATCATCTTTGGAACCCTTGTTAATAACTGGCATTAAGACTCCGTTTTCTCTGCACTTCTTCGCTACATAACTCGTAAGCTTGATGCCCTGACCTCTGAAAATTAAGAAGCTCATCGGAACGCTACACAACTTTGACATTTCTACCAAATCCGTTACAACATCCACCTTTGAAAATAAATGCTGAACTAAGTTGCAATCCTGAATACAATATTTCGCAATGACTGCACGAGCAGAAGGTCCCTCATTAGTCATTCTGAAAATATCTTTCGGCGACACATCGTCCTTTGCTAGTCCCCATTTTATGGCTTTCGCCTGCGGATTCTCGTGTCCTTGAATTTCAAACCAACCCTCTGTCTTGTTTACTTGTACAACTACAAACTTTGCACCGTCTTTGTAGTAATCCGATGAATGATTGATTTCCTCAAAGTGTATGTAACTCTCCACTTGTAGACCAGTCATATTAATGGTTGATATACGTGTATTACCATTATCACGCTGCTCCAACTTCTTGACATAATCGCCAATGAAGTGCCCGCCGACATAATCCAACTTATAAGAAGTTAAGTTCTCTGTTCTTCTGAACCAATTCAACATATCTACTTGCAGACGACCATTCATCTTGATAATGGATAAATCATATGTGCCGGATGCCAACGTAATACTGCTCTTATCAATCTCCATCTTCTGCGTTTTGTAGTCGATTGTTGCACACATTTCGTCTTTGTTCCTGGATAGTTTCAAAAATTCCTCAGCACATCCGAGCTCCAAAGACCTGCGAAACATAAACTCGTAGTCAAAACTAAATATGTTGTAACCAATGACAATGTCAGGATTTTCTCGCTGAACCAGTTTAGTCCACGCATTAAGAACCTCCTTTTCAGTATTGTAGGTCTCTATTTGCGAGTTATCGACCTTGCCTTCT